GAAACCGCCAGCCCCGCCATTTTTGGAGGCACCACCGCCGCCACCGCCAGCGCCCCCACGCGCCCCCAATCCAGCAGCGCCAGCAGTTCCATCAACATTGTTTGCGCCACCAGCACCGCCGCCCCCCTGCCGCCATCCGCCACTAGCGCCCCCAGCACCACCAGCAGAACTACTGCCGCCACCAGCCCCCCCACCACCACCGCCCCACAGAGAACTTCCTCCCTGCCCACCAGTACCTGTTTCGGCATATGTCGCGCCAGACCCACCGCCCCATTCAGCGGAATAACCATTTCTACTTGGGCCATTGACGGATTTTGCCCCGCCGCCACCAGATTGGCTTAAAATATCAATACTATTTTGGTTGCTGCCGCCAGTAGTTGTTGAAATCGAGACTGCTGGCCCCCCGAAAGCGGAATATTCATTAGGCAGTGAACCTCCACCGGCACCAGCTTGGGCAGTACCCCCACCAGGAGTACCCTGCGCACTGCCGCCTGCACCTCCAAACGCTGACACATAACTTCCAAAACTACTAGTTCCGCCATTACCGCCAGACGCCCCAGAGCCAGTACCCCCTGCGCCACCACTCCCGACTGTAACCGTTATGCTGGTGCCAGCGGCAATTTTCGGCAATTTAACTTGTGCATGGGCGCCACCCCCGCCGCCAGGACCGCTTCTTGCATCACCAGTGCTTCCAGAACCACCACCCCCACCACCCGCGAAAGCATCAATAATAAAACCTGACACACCCGGCGGGACAACAAAAGTTCCAGATGAGGTGTATGTTATAGTCCCAGGGTTCAACAACACAGATGTTAGGGAGGTTCCATTACATTGGATTAAACGAACTTCGTTTTGATACAAAACAAAAGAAGTTAATCCATCAATGGTTTCGGTACTATCTGGGTCTAAAGTTATTTGACCAGTTCCACTATTCCTTATGTAACAAAACCAGCCACTACCTAAAGAAGAACAGGCATTGAAAGTCTGCGAAAATGTTCCGCTTGTTATATCAATCAAATTACCGAGATTAGAACTGGTTAAAGCAGTATTACTAGTGCGGGAAACCAAAGTAATCCCAGTAGGTGGGGCAGAACTAACCCACGATGTTCCATTGCTTGTTAAAACATTCCCAGAAGAACCAGGCGCAACAACTTGTAATGCTGAAGTGCCATTACCGAGTAAAACATTGTTGGCGGTTAGTGTTGCTGCGCCAGTACCCCCAGAAGAAACCGGCAAAGCTGGATTGAAAGTTGGTGTTCCAGTAACACTTAAACTGCCTGCAACAGCTAGGGTTTTTCCAGAGCCAACCTTTAAGCCAACACTTGTGCCAGTACCATCGCCTTTGAAAACATCATCCACCAAATCTAAATCAGTGTTTAGCTTGGTGCCCCAGCTATCGGCGCTTGCGCCAACTTCTGGCTTGGTCAGACCAAGGTTCGTTGTGGTAGTATCAGCCATTATTGCACCCTTGTCCAATTCTCAGACACGGTAGAAACCTGTGCCCATATTGTAGAGGAATCCGGTAGCCCGGTCCATGTTTCTGTTACATCCGGCAGGATTTCCCATTTTAGGGCACCCGTTGCCGTTATTGTCGCAGTAGCCGCTATAGCCGCCGCCCCTGTGGCGGTTTTTACCGCGCTGGCGGTAACCCCGCTCAAGCCAGTAATTTCCGCTGACCCGTTGTAATCCACCACTCCGGAGGCAGTTAGGGCCGAAATAGCCTGAATCAGCGCCTGGCCCGTAGGAACCCGCACCGCACTAGCCGAAACCGTGGAAGAAGCCGAAATAGCAGCGGCGCCCTCAATTAGAATAAGCCCAGAAGCCGTTACCGTACTACTGGCGGAGATAGCCGCTGCGCCATCCACCACTATGTCTGCCGAAGCTGAAACCGCGCTAAAAGCAGCAATAGTAGCCGCCCCGTCCAGTAAGAACCCGCCAACAACCGTTGTGGTACTGGTTGCTTGGATTGCTCCCGCCCCAAGTAAGATTTTCCCGCCAAGGGCGGTCATCGTGCCGGTGGCTGCGATATTAACTGCCGCAATGGCGGTAATGTTGCCTGTTGCGGTTACTGCGCTACTGGCAGAAATAGCGGCGGAAGCGTTCTTGTCTAACTCTGCGCTAACCGTTGTGGCTGAAGTGGCGACAATAGTAGCGGCCCCGTTTATGGGGCTAATCCCATAAACGCCTAGACCATAATAACCGCTACCGTAGCCTTCCACTGATTAGTCCAGTGTAATATCGAGATCGCCAGCCGGGATGCGGAATACGTCACCAGAGCCAATAGTCTTGCTGGCAGACAAAGCCGCCGAGGCAAGCATATTGCCAGACGTAAGCGCATCCATCACCGCAACGTGCGTCACCGTACCCCAGGACGAACCAGCCGCCGGGAACTCAATGGCGGAGCCATTGGTACTGGCATTGGTGGTGGTGGTCATGGTGAACAACTGCCGGGCATAGGATGTGCCTGACACTTCCGTGCCAGAACCACCCTCGCCGGGATCAGTGGTAAACAGAGCCAGATAGAGGCTCGCAGACGGCGAAGAATAAGCCGTCCCGGTGAAAACATAAGCCATAACCTTGTTTTCAAGATAGTTTGTGAAGGACATCAGCCAAAACTCCTCGCTCGCATTCTAAGGGCAGAAGTAGCCATCCGGCTCCGCTCATCGGACACCTTCAGGTCATTTAGGGCAGACGTATAAAGCGCCGCCCAAACTGTAATACGCTGATCATCCTGCAAATATGGCGCAGCCTGCAAAAGAGAGGCATACAGGTAAATGTCAGGGGCATCAGCCAAAAGCCAATTACTGGTATTGGATGCCGTCAAAGCCGGAATCTTGGCGTAATAGGTCAACTCGCCCGTATAGGCAGAGCCACTATCCGGCGCCGGGATAACCTGAAACTGCTGGCCAATCTGTGTGTAATAGATTGGCTTGCCACTAGAACTATTAGCCCCCTTCAGCATCGCCGCCTGATCCGGGGAAACGAACTCCATCACCGTGATGGGATTTGTGTTGATCTGGTAGCGGATGCTTTCCAACCAATCTGCCGGAACTGCGCTATACTCGCTGTCCAGCGTAGCCGTAGCCCGCTCCACCATCTTCCTATGGCGGATGTTCCGGTTGAACTGGGCCTCCGCCAGAGTGATGAAATCAGGAATAACCGCCGTCAGGTCAGCCCGGTTAAGCCAATCGCCTATGGAAGTTTGCAGGGTGGAATAGCTGGTAATCGCCATATTCATTCACCCCTAGAAGCAGCCGCATGGGCGCAGGAAAACTCGAAAGCCCCGATATGGCGCACCTGATGGCTAATATCGTGGTCCAACATCACCTTAAACCCTGTTTCCCTGGCTGACCGGCAGAACCAGATGTCCTCGCCGCTATATACACCATTTTGGTAGTGTATGTGAAACCAAGGCTTCGCCATCTTGCGGAAAACTTCAGCCTTAATCAGCATCAGCCCCATCCCAATGGCGGACACCTCTTCCAGCCCAGTACACCACTCTTCCGTATAAACCCGCTCGCTGGTCAGATCGTCACGGAAAGCCACCGGCTGAAGCGGGAGTTTACGCGTACTGTAATTGGCGGCGACAATATCCTCATCCCGCGCCAATAGCTGCCGGATGCTGTCCTTCGGGAACCTCATGTCGGCATCCACAAACAGGACATGAGTGGCGCCAGCATCTAAGGAAGCCTGGGCCAATTCCTGCCGCTGGTTTACAATCAGCGTTCCTTGGTTCTGGAACAGTAGCACCCTATCCTTTGTTGCCGCCGTATGGGCCGCAACGCACCGGGCTAGGTCAAAGGCAAACCCGCTATCCACCACATCGCGGCAAGGGACACAGACAGAAACAATAGCGGGCATCAAACGCGCCCCGGTCTGGTACGGAAGAACCGATTATCTGGATCGTTCAGCCACTTCTTCATGGCTACCGGGTCATCCACGATGCCCTTCATCTTCAAATCATAAAAGACCGCCATGGGGATGGAAGCCACCTTGTTCCATTCGCCATAGCGCCCGTGGTCTTCATTAAACTGCGCCTTATTGGCGTCAATAATTTCAGACACATCCTGGCGCTTTTCAATAATCGCCGTGTCTGTGGTGTCATCATAATGCCAGTAAGAAGAAATCCC